CCGTGTGCTTGCCAAATGAAGTCCACATCTTCAATCGCTAGGGCTTGCTGATCGCCTACATCGACGTACGCGCCCAAATCAATCGTTCCCGATGCAGTTGATTCTGTCGCTCCAATTATCACCGCTTCCGTTAACCAGAAACTGGCTGTCTTACTCGTTGCCATATCACTTTCTGTTCACTTTCAGCCCATAAACCTTACTTTCCCTTCATCTTCTTCAAATCTCACGGTGTAGGACGCGTACTTCTATAACCGGTGCTAGGGTTTCGCTGGTTAGGTATCGGTATTGGGGGAAGGGGGACAGGGATGTCTCCCCTTCCCGGCTCTGCTTCCCATTGCGTTCATAACAATAATAAGTAAGTGCTGCATAGGGTTAGTTATGGCAGTAGTGAGTTTGAACCTGACAAAAGCAGCAATGAGAGCATATGAAGACATACCTAAAGGGAGTAGAAGTAGAATCCTGAGTTCTATGATCGCCCAGAGAGACTTCAAACAAAGGGTCGGAGGGCCTATTATCAGCCCCGGAGGCATCTTAGAAGGTTTGGACGTTCACACAGCAGGTGAAGCGATCATTGAACTAAAGAAGATAACTGAACGACAAAAGCGAACGATTGCACGACTAACGAATCAGGAAGTGATTGAATGAATGACCCTGAAGTAATGGAACGCATTGCGTATGCCTTAGAACGAATTGCTCGACGACTTGAAAATATATTGGACCTGATGGATGAGAGGATGTGATTGAATGAAGTGGATTACAATTCATTATTGCGCAGACTGTGAGACACAGATTTACCATATCGGAAAGAATGGTATTGACCGTTGTAACTGTGATGAAGAACCCGAAGGTCAGCAATCCCTGAACGAATACGCACGAAAGTCCTAGACTACTGATCCCCAAGAACCGAATCCCATGATGATTTCTTTTGATGTTGTTGGATGGACTTCGCCCTTCATCACTTCATCAGTCCCACCTCCCCACCTATCCGCGGGGTCAATTAGAGTAAGGGCCAAACCAGTCAATACAAATCCTCGTACGCTAGCCAATGCCATACCACCAACTAAAGGAATTCCAAACTGTTTTTTGTAAGCAGCCGCCTCAATTATATTCCCCGGGTCTGCTATTCCTGCAAATCCATAGTATGCCCATGCTTCAATAAACGGATCCGCTTTACCTAAAAGACCCCCCTCCCAATGTTCATGTTCAACTCCATATTCATGTGAATGGGGATTCCAAACAAGAATGGGTGTTTGTGGTAAAAGTCCAAAATTGCCTCTGCCTGAATTAATTTGGCGATGTATTTTCTGAGGTGCGATAAATGCAGTTGGTGTTCGCGCACCCGGTAGGTATCCACCCATCAAAGAAGCGTCAAGACTTGGGGTCTCTTTTTTTTTCTTCTTCTTCTTAGCCATCAGACATCCGCCTGATCTTGGAGCACATACGACCTACGCAGGCGCTCCATCCAGACGAGGTCTTTCTCTTCTACAGTCATTGCCTGCACGATTAGATTAGTGGGAAAAATAGCCAGTTGATCTCCATCAGCCGGAGAACCCGCCACAATTAGTCTTGTCCAGTGCAGTTTATCCATAGCAGTTGGATTACCTGAACCAAACGTATCTGCACTTATCTGCACATAGGTTCCAGGGATCGCTGTGTTCTCAGCGTAGAACATTCTCTCCCCATAAATCACTTCCATCAAATCCATAGTACTCGACGTGAAACCCGGAAGGTTACCGAGATTAATCAATTCAGCATCAGTTATTGTTCGAGTAGTAATGAAATCATACTCCCAAAGTTGAGTGGAGCCGGGGCTAGGTTGTTTCAAAGGTATCTGCATCTTCTGAATATCTATACCTTGGGTAAATGTTGTGAGTTCTTGTACGGACCATCCTGATAGATCAATATATGTTCTATTTGCTATAATCGCCGCATCATTATCAATTTGAAGTATCTCCCATTGTCCAGTTATTGTACCTGTTCCTGCTGAAGGAGTTGTTACTTCTAAGGCACCCAGTCCAAGTTGCTTGTAGAGTTGATGTGCTTTCGGTTCTCCTTTGGCCATCTCATCCTCTCCTTGCTATCTTGTGTGCTTTCTTTGCTAGAGCAGCGAAGGAAGTGCGCGGATGCTTCTTCTTCAGACGCTTGTAGGCCGCGGCGTACCGCTTGTTGTACGCGCTTGCTTTCCGCTTGACTACCTTTCTTACTTTCTTATCCAGAGGTTTGCCCACTGCATCACCAATTGCAGCAGCAGTCTCGTAGGGGGTGCCTGCTGCCTCTAGAACCGCCCGTATGGCTAGACAGGTTGGACAGACCATTGGGTCCGCCTCAGTTGTCACTTGCCGTGCTCTGGATTGCAATCGCCATCCAGTCCTTGGTGGAGAGTTTGACTATTCTACACTTGATTCTTGCTGTGCATACGAGTTCTTGGGCTGCAACCATAGCCTGAGTTGAGGTAGATACAACGTATAGTTGATCGTTCACAACCATCCTTGACTCATCCAGTTTTCCAAAGGTGTCTGGATAGAGGTCCGGTCCCATTGAGACAACGTTTTCACCATCGGCGATGAGGAGAGCAGCCGATGCAATCAAGTTGTTGTCATCCGCTCGGACGATTACGCCGCCGGGATTCAGGTCGCTGAGTTGAACATCGAACGCAGCATCTCCTCCAACCGATCCATCGAAGTAACTGTCGTATTGATCAGCAACCGTTCCGTGTGCTTGCCAAATGAAGTCCACATCTTCAATCGCTAGGGCTTGCTGATCGCCTACATCGACGTACGCGCCCAAATCAATCGTTCCCG